ATAAAATTATCAAGACGCGTAATGATGATGGTATTCCTGCAGCGGTAATTGATATGACAAAGTTTTATACTTCGCCAATCAGCGTATGGATAAATGAAGACAAGCCGCGTTACATAGAAATTGTAAATGACCCAAGATACGTAATGAATCAATCTCGAGATATATTCCATTTGCCTGAAATTTCTTTAGGACAATATGATTATGAATATCGAGTCAATTGTATTGAATCTTACGAAGATCAAACTCGAAAGGAAGTGTATACAAAATCTAAATATGCTGGTATGGAAGTTGGTTTTTGCATGGATTACAAATATACCGAAGAAGTTAATATTAAACGTAATATAAACTTCATGATGATTTTGAATGAAGGTAAACCTTCTCGATACAGTTTACTAAAAGAATGGGTTCTTGATGAAATTGATGACGTTGAAATTTATGGTCGATGGGAAGACGATCGTGCTTTAACCGATCATCGTTTCCGAGGCTCTTTACATATTGACGAAATACAACGCAAGCTTAATAATGTTAAATTTACTTTTATCATTCCAATTAAAAAAGGATGGGTAACAGCAAAATATTTAGAAATGATTCACGCTGGTGTAATTCCATTTTTCCACCCAACCTATGACGAACAGAGGCATTTGCAAATTCCTGACTTCCTTCGAGTTAATAGCGCGTCTGAAATGAAAGAAAAAATGGAACGTTTAATAAACAATGAAAACGAGTATGTTTCTGTTTTAAAAGGTTTGCGTAAATTGATTCTTAAACCTGAATATTACGACGGTACATTCCTAAACAAACAAATTATGTCTGCCGCTGATCCTTCTTATGTTGCTCCAAACAAAGAAGAATATGAAAAGAAAACGGCTGCAACACTTGAGGAGTTTTTTGCATGAATAAAGAAATAACTTGGGCCCCTTTGATACCTTTAATCGGAGGACAAATGTTAGGCGCTGAAAGGGCATTTGGTACAGCTCCGTCTGCAATATATTCTTATGATGGGTTTCAAGCAAATGATGGACATTATGTAAATTATCAACAAAATACATTAGGTCGAGATGTTTCGTATATCTTACTTGAAGATAACATTCCCCGTGGTAAAGTTGATGTTATTTCTGGCACTCCTCCTTGTGCGGCCTTGAGTCAATTAAATACAGGTATGTCTGCAGAATCAAAAGGCGCAACTTGTGCAAAGAATGATTGGATGTACCAAGTCTTTACAGAAGCAATTGATAATTTTGAGGTCAAAGCAGTTGTAGTTGAAAATGCGCCTGCTCTTTTTACAAATAAAGGTTATGAAGTTGCAAAAAAATTATATGATATTTGTAACGAACGCGGGTATAGTTTGACTTTGTATAAAACATCAACTAAATATCATGGAATTCCACAGGCAAGAGATCGTACATTTGCTATTGGTTGGAAATCTGAAACCGCTCCTATTATGGGTTGGTATAAAAGAGATCGACAAACATTTGAAGAATATTTGAATACTTTGCCAAAAGATTCATTACAAAATGATTTGATTATCAACAAAAAAGTTGCGGATGAGCCATACTATCAATTCATCAAAACACTTTCTAACCAAGATCCTCGTGAAATTATTATTGAAGATCGTGATCACGGCGGGGGTACGGCATTTGGTTGGATTCAACGCAACGGATTATTAGAACGCGCAAATCAATGGTTTAAAGAAACCGGCAACGAAGCAGGGATTAAATATTCTGATCATGCAATTAAAAAATTTGCTGCAGGAAAAGGTATTTGGGATGGCTCTGTACACGTTTTTAAGGATACAATGAATGCTGTAATAGGCCGTAATATGGTTGACACTATTCACCCATCTGAAGATCGATCTTTAACTATCCGTGAAGCATTATATATGATGGGATTCCCTACAGATTTTGAATTGATTGGAGGTTTGCCTAAAGTAAATCATATTGCACAAAATGTACCAGTACCAACATCACGAGACATTCATACAGAAGTTGCAAAGTTTATTAGAGGCGAATTATCATTTTCAGAAACAAACTTTTTGCGACAAAATAATCACAAAGAAGAAACTTCGGTCGACCCATACGGTAAAAACAATCAACCGACTCTTGAGGAGTTTTTTGCGGCATGAAACACCATTTAATATTAGACTTCGAAACCTTGGGGCAGGATGTACACAAATGTGCAATTATTGATGTTTCTGTCATGGTATTTGATTGGGATCGTTTTTGTAGCGATAATCCTTACACTTATAAGGATATTGAATTAACAAAAAGATTTAAGTTATCAGTTAAAGATCAAACTTCAAACTATGATTACGAAATTCAAAAAGACACAATTGAGTTTTGGGAACAACAAGAAAAAGAAGTTCGAACTAAGATTACCCCAAAACCTGATGACTTGACTGTTAAAGAATTTACTGATCAATTTTTAGATTTTTTAATTGATGGGCCAAAGATTGAATATTGGTGGTCAAGATCTAATACTTTTGATCCAGTTATTCTTGAAAGATTATTCAAATCTCAAGGTAAAGTTAAACACATGCAAGAACATTTAAAGTATTGGGCTGTACGTGATACAAGAACTTGGATTGATGCAAAATTAAATTTTCCTAAAACCAACGGTTTTACTCCAGTGAACCGAGAAGAATGGGATAAAGTATTTAAAAAGCACGACAGTTCTTGGGATATCTTAGCTGATGTATTAAGAATGCAATTTATTGACCGTATTGAAAACGACGTGGATTAAAAATGGAACAAGATAAAATAAGTATAGAAGAATTGCGTAAACACAAGATCTTTTTGGCAACACCTATGTATGGCGCCCAATGTATGGGATCCTATACAAAATCGGTTGCAGAATTATCAATGATTTGCGCTGTTAACCAAATCGCAATTAAACATTACTTTATCTTTAATGAGAGTTTAATTCAAAGAGCAAGAAATTATTGTGTAGACGAATTTCTCAGATCAGACTCAACTCATTTGTTGTTCATTGATGCTGATGTTGCTTTTAATCCACACCACGTTATCAATATGTTAGCAATACAGCTTAAGAATGAAGAAATTGATATTATTACTGCGCCTTATCCAAAAAAAGCGATTGCTTGGGAAAAAGTTATTAAAGCTGTCGAGCAAGGCAAAGGCAATGATAATCCATACGATTTAGAAAAATATACAGGTGATATGGTATTCAATCCGGTGCGTAAAGAAAATGGGCCTCCTTTAAGGTTAGACCAACCTATTGAAATTATGGAAGGCGGAACCGGATTTATGTTAATACCAAGATACGTATTTGAAAAATTTAATGCAGCGTTTCCTGAATTGAGATATACGCCCGATCATATAAGGTCTGAAAACTTCGATGGCACAAGACAAATTACTGCGTTTTTTGATTGTATCATCGATCGTACTTCAGGACGTTATTTGTCTGAAGATTATTTCTTTTCAAGAAAATGTCGAGAGATTGGATTGAGTATTTGGATGTGTCCTTGGATGGAATTGCATCATATTGGGACGTATATTTTTAAAGGAAATATGATTGCTGCCAATTCAATTGGTGCTGCGGCTACCGCAAATGAATCTGCAAGGAGAAGTACTTATAACAAAAATAAGGCTAAGCGTGATAAAAAGAAAAATAGTTGACATTATAACAGTTTTGTTATATAATAGCATTCTAAAATCAAGGAGTATTTTTTATTATGAAGTTCAGTGAAGAAACGGTAACAGTTCTTAAAAACTTTTCTGGGATTAACAAATCAATTCGTTTTACCCCAGGATCAACTTTAAAGACTATTACTCCAGAAAAAACTTTGATTGCAACCGCCGCGATCAAAGACAAAATTCCATCAGAGGCTTGCGTATATGATGTCTCAAGATTTTTATCAATTTTGAGTCTTTATAATGAGCCTGATGTAGAATTTAATGATAAATATTTTATTATTTCTGAAGGACGGCGTAGAACGAAATATGTCTATGCTGATATTTCAATGATTCACGTTCCTCCTGAAAAGGATATTAATATCCCTACAGAAGACGTGGTTGTCAATGTCAAGTGGGAAGATCTGCAATCAGTGCTTAAGGCTGCAGGTGTCCTTCAGTTCTCTGAGGTTGCTTTCGTTGGTACCGACGGCAAAGTATATCTCAAAGCCATCGACAGTTCACAAGAAGGTGCTGATGACTACGGTATCGAGATTGGCGAAACTGAAGATGAATTTAAGATTATCATCAAAACCGATAACCTTAAACTGTTACCCCAGGATTACAGAGTAACCCTTTGTTCTAAAGGTATTTCTGAATTCAAAGGTGACTCGGCTACTTATTTTGTAGCTATTGATTCAAAGTCGACTTACAATAGAGGATAAATACTATGAGTGATGCAATGCAACAACAACAAGAACCTGTACAGGTTACGTTGAATGATATTGCCACCGTTGTTCAAATTATTGATGTGGTTTCACGTCGCGGTGGTTTTCAAGGTCAAGAACTTGCAGGAGTAGGTATGCTTCGCAATAAGCTTGATATGTTCCTTCAGCAAAATATGTCTGAAGAACAAAAACAACAGTTAGCTGCAGCGCAGGACAATCAACAGGCTGATACGCCCGTTGATGTAACTTCTGCCGAAGGCGAACTTGCAAGTTTGGTACAATAACAAACTGCAACTTAAAGGGGGACCACAAGTCCCCTTTTATTTTTTTATTATGATGAAGGTGATTATATTATGGTGGATGCAAAATCCAACGAAGTCTTATGGGTGGAGAAATATAGACCTCAAAGAATAGACGATACAATTCTCCCCGAACAAATGAAAACAACTTTCCGTAAATTTGTCGATGACGGAAATGTTCCTAATCTGTTATTAACAGGTACTCCAGGCGTAGGTAAAACGACGATTGCTAAGGCAATGCTTGAAGAGCTTGATTGCGATTACATTGTTAAAAATGGTTCTCTTAATGTCAATATTGATGCAATACGATATGACATTTCTACTTTTGCTTCAGCAGTATCTTTGACAGGCGGGCGCAAATATGTTATATTTGATGAAGCAGATTATCTAAATGCCGCAAATGTACAACCTGCCCTTCGCAATTTCATCGAAGAGTATTCAAGCAATTGTGGATTTATTT